AAGGCCGCTGGTTTGTATCCAAAAGCCATAATCATTCACGCTCTCATCACTTACTTTAAATCGCTTTTTAAATGCCATTTTATTGCTTTGCTTTCTGCTTTTGAGATTGTAAAACTCATTCCATTTTCAACCCCGTAAAAATTCGGTTTTCTGTTTGGTTGCGTATCGCTCGCTATTTGGTTTCATTATGCAACCAAATAGAAAACGCCTTTTCCTATGTGCATATAGTTGTATCAATTTTACAACATCAATTAAAGTATTATTTAAGCACAAGTGTCGCTACCGTCCCACTTGTCCCACTCCAATTACTCAACAATGGGCAAACGAAAAGATGATGAAAAAACAAAAGCTTACGAACTGTACTGCAATACCAACCTTACACAAAAGGAAATTGCTGCTGTAGTTGGCGTAAGCGCTACCCAAATGAGCGGATGGGCAAAAAAGGGTAATTGGGAAATGTACCGTACTGCCAACCAGGTTACGGTGGAGCAATTAATCTACGAAACCTACCAGCAGCTTGCAGCCATCAATAAAGATGTAAAGGATAATTACAAGGGCATCCCTACCAGCGCACACGCTCAGGCAAAAAGTACCCTTACCGGCGATATTGAAAAGCTGCGCAAGCGCCACAACCTCAGCGCTTACCACAGCGTTCTCCGCGAAACGCTCGAATGGCTTACCAAAGTAGATTCAGAAAAAGCTAAAAGCTTTGGCCCTTTAATGCTCGAATTTTTAACCGAAAAAGCTAAAGCGCTCAGCAATGATAAAAACATCGGATAACAGGCTAATCAGGGACTTTGCCGATCTGTTGGATGTTGTTTTAAGTTCCACCAGTATTGACATACATGAAAGCGCTGGTGATAGAAAAAAGCGCATTAAGTATTTGCTTGGCAATTACGAAGCTTTCTGCCTGTATTACTTTCCGGAATACTGCTTTGCGCCCTTTGGTTGGTTCCACAAAATTTACCCGGCAGAGGTAGCAGCAAACCCTTTTAATATTTACTTAGAGCAATATAGCCGGGAGTTCGCTAAAAGCACGCACTTCCTGTTATTTGTTCCCCTTTTTTTAAAGGCAGGTGGCACGCTCAATGGGATGATATTGGGTAGTATTACCCACGATGCAGCAGCGGAAAAGCTTGCCGACCTGCAAGCAAACCTGCAAGCAAATCAGCGTTACATTAACGACTTTGGTGAACAAAAAACCTATGGTAATTGGGAAGATGGCATTTTTAAAACAAAGGATGACACGGCCTTTTATGGCTTTGGTAAAGGTCAAAGCCCGCGCGGTACTAAGTTCAAATGGAAACGTCCCGATTATGGTGCCATTGATGATTTGAATGATGCACGGCAATTAAAAAACGAGGTAATTGCCAACGAAGACAAACGTTGGGTGTTGGAGGAATTAAAGCCTGCCTTGTGGATCAAACGCTGGTGGTTAGTCATTTTGCAAAACAAGTTCAATGACAATGCGGTTACATCTCTTATTCAGAATGATGAACATATTAAATCAATCGTTCACCGTGTAGATATTAGAAATGAAAAAGGCCATAGTAATTGGCCTGAGAATTTTACAGACGAAGAAATTGACAAACTTGAAGAAAGTGAAGGCGCTGCATTTACCCGCGAAAGGATGAATACTCCTTTTGATGAAGGCACCGTGATAAAAGCTGAATGGTTAGAACATTGGATTACGCCTTTGCCCTTGCACAAATATGACAGCGCCTTGGTGCATTACCTCGATCCATCATACAAATCCACTGAAACAAGTGACTATAAATTTTGGATACTACTTGGTAAAACAGGCATGTTTTATGATATTCTTGACGCCTGGGGTGAAAAAACTGATAGCGGTGAAATGTGGCAACATGCCTTTGATGTAGATGATGAGGTTAGCGGCAAAACAACTATCAAGCATGTAATGGAAGCCGGATTCATTCAAGAACTTGTACACAGGGCCGAATTAACCAGGGTAGAAAAAGACAATGGGCGTGCATTGGCTGTTTCTATGGATGTTCGAAAAAAGGCACACAAGCTTGAACGTATTGGAACCCTTGCACCGTTATTTAAACGGGGATTAATCAGGTTTAATATTTTAAAAAAGACTTCACCCGGCATGAAGCTTCTCCGTAAACAATTGATTGCAATTGGCGAAGGGAGTAAGGTTAACGATGACGGCCCCGATGCTCTTGAAGGAGGGGTATGGTACACCGATAGATTTGGTGGTAAAGACCGTAAACCATCGCGAAGCGGAAAGTATAATAAAAAATTAGGTCGAGCCATGTAAGCCTATAATCTGCATGGTATTCTTTAAAATAATCAAAAATGTATCTACAAAAAACAGATTACACCTCCCGTATCAATCTTGATCTTCTCAATCAAATTATTGATACTCCTGAAAATATTGAAGAGAACGTACTCGAAACAATCGACCGTATTGCCACCGATACCATTGGCACCTATGCCGGTGTATTGTACGCCACCGCTGCCGAATGGGCAAAAACCGGCCTCAACCGTAATTTTCTCCTTTTCAAATGGGCTTTAGATATAGCAGTTTACGAAGGTTTCATGCGTATTGATGATGAGCAAATTCCCGAAAAGCATATAAAAAATTACAATGATTGTATGGAGGATTTGGCTAAGGTAGCAACCGGAAAACTTCCCCTCAACCTACCACCAAAAGAAAACGATACCATTCCCGATGGTGGCGATACTGATACACAGGGTACTGGCCTGCGCCGCATAGGTTATACGAAAAAACGCACCCACACCGTCTAACCATGCTCTGCATGGTTTCACCCCACACCTGTCCAAAATGTCTCACCAGTCACACTAAAATTTCACCTCATGAAAATATTCGGTCTCCAAATCTCCCTCGCAAAAAAGCCTGCAAAACAAAAAGCAGTTGCATTACCTTCCTCTTCCGGGGGGCAGGGGGGCAAACGTGTTACAGGTGCCATCCGCAAGCAACCAAAGCGCGAAGTATCCTTTCAAATTGCCGATATCAAAAGGGCAATTCAGCAAGCCCAAAACCCCGATATGCCCGACCGTAAATTGTTGCATGAAATTTACGAATACATTCTGCGCGATGGCCGGTTAAAAAGCCAGCTACGTACTGCCAGGATAAAAGTAAAAAGCGAACCATGGCTATTGTACAGAAACAATACACCCGACCTTACCATAAGCGAACTGTATCGCAAAATTTGGATGGGCAAAATAATTGAGGCCATTGTGGACTGTGAATTTTACGGCTATTCATTAATTGAGTTTGAACCCATAGACCCGTCCCAGGCAATCGCCAATGTCACAGTAATTGATAGGCAATATGTTTCCCCCGAACAGCAATGGGTACTGCTGGAAGGAACTTACAACGGGCCGTACTTGCCCTATAGTGAAAACATGTGGGCATTGAACCTTGTGGAATTTGGCCGTAAAGATGATTATGGTACCCTGCTCGAAGCTTCGTACAATGTGATTTGGAAATTCTACAGCCGGTCAGATTGGAGCCGTGCAAGCGAAAAGGTAGGCATGCCCATACTGAATGTAACGGCCAATACCAACGATGATAAGGAGTTGGATGACTTGGAAACCCGTGCAGCCAACTTTGGCAGCGATGGTTACATAGTTACCCAGGCAGGCGATACGGTGGCCATGATAGAGCGCAAAAGTGATAGGCTTCACGATATCTTTTTGGATAATGTAAAGCTTTGTAATGAGGAGGTTGGCCACATTATAAACGGGCAAACCGCCACCAGCGATACTAAAAGCTTTGTAGGCAGTGCAGAGGTGCAGGAGCGCACTATGGAAGATTACACCACCGACCGCCTGCAAAAAATAGCCGATGAAATAAACGACCGGCTGTTTCCCTTCCTGGCAACCAAAGGTTTTGCCGTTGAAGGCCTCATATTCGATTACCCCGAACTGGTACGCACCCGCCAAAGGCGCATGACCGGCCAACCCCTTCCCACCGATCCCGTAGCACCCAACGGCAGTGCGGATGATAATGAGGAGGAAGACAAATCAAATCCCCCTTCAGGGGGCAAGGGAGCAAAACCTGCCAAAGTCCCAACCGTCCCTAAAGTCCCAAAAAAAGGAGGTAAGTAATGTGTACCTTCTGTGAAAATACCTTCGTTTTTGGTACCCGCCAATCTATCCAGCTTAATAAAAAACTGGATATAGATGGCCTTGTACAGCAGGCTTTAAATCAGCTTTACAACGACCGAAAGGTAGATAAAAAAACAGCTAAAAAGCTGGCACAAAGCCACTACGAACCATTAAAGGAGGCTATTGAGGAAGGATATGGGAAAAGCCTGTTTAAGGTTGAATACAACACCCCCAACTACGAATTTTTAAAAGCCCTGCAAACCAATACAGCCGTTTTTGCAACCTTCAAAAGCCATGCCGCCACAAAGCAAATGGCCGGGCTGCTAAAGGACGCTGAAGGCAACCTTAAGCCAAAAGAACAATTCGTGCGCGAGGCCTTGGCTGTGGATGCTACCTACCGAAAGCAGTATTTGGATACTGAGTACGATACTGCCGTTCGTCAGGCCCGTATGGCCGCAAACTGGCAGCGTTACGAAAAGAATAAGCGGTTGTACCCAAACCTGCGCTATGTGCGCAGCAAGGCCGCCAAGCCCGATGAAACGCACCTTCAGTACGTAGGCATTAACCGCCCGGTTGATGATCCGTTTTGGAATAGCCATTACCCGCCCAACCGGTGGCGCTGCCAGTGCAGTGTTGAGCCTAATGATGATGATGTTACAGATATACCGGATAAACTTCCGCCCGTTGATCCAGTTTTTGCCTTTAACAGTGGAAAAACGCAGCAGGTATTCGATCTTGAAAAAAGCGAATACATTAAGAGCGTTTCGGCAGCAGCAATGCCAGGGTTAATAAGAGACGCAGAAAAAATGGTGGTTAAAGATGTAGCTGCAAATTTGCAATATCAGCCCATTTACAGCAGCAAGGCTGGCAATGTGGTACTGGCTCACCCAATGGCCTTTGATAACGGCGATTTTGATGATTGCGTAAAAGCTGCCCGCGAACTGGCTAATAATGCCGATGGACCAAAATCTATTCAAATTTTACCCGACCTGTTTGACCCTGAGTTAAGGGCTATTTTATTGCCTAATGTAAAGGGCTCAAAAAACCCTGACTTTCGCATTGATGGAAAATATATCGAATTAAAGGAGCCTGAAGGGGAAAAGCCTGGAAGCCGAACATTTAAAAACTTATTGAGGGACGCATTAGAACAGTCAAGTGGAGCGGCATTGGTTATCCCCGAAGGTTATTGCAATAAGGAGACCCTTACAAAAGAAGTTGGTCGAATTTACAAACACGATGATTTCAAGGATTTTCCCCTTTGGGTTCGGTTTCAAAACAAATGGCAGGCACATACTCAGGAAAGTTGGAGAAAATGGTACCAGGAGGTTCATAAAACGACTAAGCCCCGCCGAAGCGGGGCCTAATCAGGGCAAAGCAGCTCTGTTTCCGATGTGGCATGCTGCTCATTCATTTATGATGATTGAATCAATTCTTTTACAAAGATAGTAATAAAATGGATAATGCCAACATTCACGGCCTTGATGATATGCTTTCCAAGCTTCGCGCAGTAAAAGACTATTTGCAAAACGATGTGGTGGATGTAGTAGGTACCGAAGCCGTTAACCAGTTTAAGCGCAATTTTGAAACCGAAAGCCTGGGTGGTAGCAGCAAGTGGGCCAGCCGCAAAACCCTACGGGAGGGTGGCACAAATGGGCAAAAGATACTTAGCAAAAGTGGCGAACTATCCGAAAGCATTGAGTACAAAAAAAGCGGCAGAACCGCCATTATTACTACGGATAAGCCTTATGCGGAGTTGCATAACGAAGGTGGCACCATTGCCGTAACCCCAAAAATGAAAAGGTTCTTTTGGGCAAAACACAAAGAGTTTAAAGATGCTGGCAACCTTGAACTGGCAAGCCAGTACAAAGGCCTTGCCTTGGCCAAAACCCTCACTTTCCCCCAACGGCAGTTTATTGGCGAAAGCCCCGAACTGATAGATGCCATTGAAAAGAAGGTTTTAAAAGATTTAACACGTATTTGCACATGATCCGTGGTGCGTGCCCCCACGCACCACCAATATTAAATCTTCAATCTAAAATATTAAATACAATGAATCTCCTCCCCGTTTACCGCGCCATCCGCGCCCGCTTGCGCCCCATTGCGCCCGTGTATAAGTACAATGGGCAATACCTGCCAGGCAAGGCCAATACCAGCTACAGGGTGCCTGCTGTTTACATAGAAATGCCAAAGCCCGGAAATATAAACTACTACCCAGGCGGCATAAAAGCATTAAAGGGAATAGTAACCATTCATGTAATCACCAACGCCCCATTTAAAAACGGCGAAGGTGATAATGGGGATAACGATGCCGATGGCCATGAGGAACTAATTAACGAGGTGAAAACCCTGTTGGATGGCTGGCATGCTGAGGTTTCCGGGGGTGTAAGAATACTTTCCCAGCAATTAATTCCTGTAAATTCCGAATTATACACCCCAATCAGCTTGCACCTAATAAGCCAAATCGGCTACCAGAGCGAGTTCTACGCGTACCCGTAGCCGCGCACGGTCGTGCGCGGAGGGGTAAAGTGTGCAATAAAATGTCATTATCCCCCCCTGTTGTTTACATTATTTTGTAAACAACGGGCAATAATGCAGCGTATTTACTCTGCGTCTCTGCGCCTTTGCGTGAAATTTGTGTTTGTATTACCCCCTTCAGGGGCCAAGGGGCTAAGCTATTATCCCAGCCGCTGCCGATGCCATTGCCCTGCATATCCTGCTTACCGTACTGGCAGCCGGTACCGGCTCATTGGTATCACTTAGTATTTTGGCAATGGTTACTTCTTCCAAAAAGTATTCTTCGCTAAGTTGTTGCAGTATGGCCATAAACATCCATTTAGGGTTTTTCTTGCGCAGTTCGGCAAATCGCTTCCTTATTGCTTCATTCCGCAATGTGGTTAGTTCTTTGTTTCTTGCCATACTTTTTATTGGGGGAGAATTACAAATGTAACAAAAATTCAAACATATAAAAAAAGGCCACCCAATTTGGGTGGCCGCAGGCTATAATTGATTGGCTTAATTTTTGCGCCGCATTAGCCAAAGCAACAATACTCCATGGCTAAATGCATCTTGTTTAATTAATGGCTCCTTTACTTGTGGAGTTAGCAACATACATGAATGGCCTTTAATTGTGTAAAATGGGCAGACCACTCTATGCTTGCAGCAGGTGCAAATATTCATAGTTTACCTCCTTTTAATGCTGCCCTGCGCCCGCGCAGGTCAATGTGTTTAATATAGCGGTCTACCCAGGGTTCGCTTACCATACTGGTACCATCAATGTTCAAAAAGCATTCAGGCTCCAATCCGCGCCCGCGCATATAGCGGTTGTGGCGGCTGGCTTCGGTAATATCCGGCTCAAGCCGCCTTGCCACTTCGCGGTAGGGGAAAAACCGTATGCCGTTAATTTTTACCATTTTTAGCCCGGCAAAAAGCACGGCATTGGTAGGCAAATGGGTGTTATTAACCCCCTCAAAGCGGCCATTTTTGCGTATTTCGGGCAGTACTTCCTGCGTTACCCACCTCCTAAAGGCCTTAGCAATGGGTTTACGGCTCTGGAAAATCAGACTATACAGTCCCGATTCACAGACCAAATTGACTGATCGGCTTTGACCTGCCCTAAGTACTACAGAGGTCAGCTTCTCATCATCATCAAGATTCTTGATTGATTCAGAAGGGTTGGACAGACCTAAAATGTCGCAAATGTCCGTAGCCACAAACCATGGCTCACCCTCAATGTGAACTGTTGACAGTTCCTTTTTGTTTTCGGAGAAGATGTACTCCGCAACCGGCAAACCATCACTGATGGCTACGGGTTGGCTTGTTTTTTCTGCACGCATAGAAATAACAAAACCTACCAGATGTGCGTGCCACTTACAAGCGGGGCTTGAAGCCGTTGGCCGTCACCGGTCCAACCATCTGATAGGAGTAACTTTAAATTGTGATTAATTTACCCCGGTATATGTAAGTAGCACGCAGGGCAAATATAGAATTTTTTGGATTATCACTTATTTTTTTGCCGCATTACCTCTGCGGCAGCTACCAATTCAGCTACTTTGGTGTTGTCATTTCCGGGCTTTTTACCCATTTCATCCAAAAAACTAAGGAAGTAATAAGCGTCTCCTGCCCAATCCTTATCATCTGTAAAAACGTTGTTATTGGCCATTTTAATCCTTGCTGCAAAATCGGCACAAGTAGCAAGCCTGTCATCTTCAGTACCCGCTTTCCATTCGG